GAGAAATCTGAAGAAGTTACAGGAGAGAGACCGTTTTCGTATTTCCAGATGTAGTCCCAGGTCTCGTACGCGGGGAAGGAAGCAGTCACGCCAGCTTCTGCACACGCACGACGCAGTTTCTCGGCATCTCTTTCATACACATCACGCCCATGATAGTACAACTCACGCACGGCAAACTCAACGTTCACAGCAGTCGCTTCTTTCGTACGACGACCCCGGATCCAGTTGACCATCTCATAAATAGATTTGATGTTCAGTGGGGCCACATACACGCAACAGTCATTCATGACAAAACCACGCTTGAGGAACTCAACCTCTTCGATTGGGCGAAATCCTATATCATCTACTGATTTGTTCTCTAGGGTATAAACCATTCCAAACACTAGGTTAAATACATCACGAACATTCGGAAAGTTGTACATTGATTGACAGCACGTATCTGGAGCAAACATTACATCATCTCCATAAGTAATGATAGAGACATGATCGAAGAAATTTAGACCTACTTTTCCATGCTTCTCACACAAGATATCAAACACCATCACATGATAAACGAGATTCGAAACGCAGTTGATCCAAGTGGTCAAGAAGTTCCCCGACGGTTGCGAGTGAGTGAGGCGAATAACTTCTCCGGCTATGAGAACATCAGCCGCAACCATGGTATCCCACAGAGCTGCACGGATGGTGGTGTTCTCCTGAGAGTCATCAGCATAGTGGTCCTCCATGATTTGAAGGATTCCATTGGTCACACATGCGTGGTTCTCACCGTCATAATTTTTATGAGCTCCTGAGACGATTCCACGGCCTTTCTGATGGAGATGATCGGCAATTTGTTGCCACTCTACAGAATATGGGTTCACACCGATTGCACAAGAATTATCGATCCGATTTTTCACAGTCCAGGCAAGGGCGCCGCCAAAGTACATGCGGCACACAATCAGAAGAACGATCCACCCAGCGTAAATTTGGCGTGTTTCACCTGCATCAACCTTAGCGTGTGGACGGCGCTCGTCTTTCAGAGTGGCCTGCCAAATGGCCGACGGGCG